TCTGAGCACGATGGTGTGCCATGAAGAAGAAAACCGCTGCGCCGGGGTGGCGCGAAGAAATAACCCAGTATCTCGATGTGCTGAAGGCGGCGGGCATGGCAAAGGGCACATGCGCGACGCGACAGTGCCAACTGATGCAATTGAGCCGCGATCTGGAGCGGACGCCGGCCGATGTCGAAGGCGACGCGCTGGTGTCATGGTTCGCCCGGCACGACTGGAAGGCCGAGACTCGCAAAAGCTACCGCACTGGCGTGTCGGGGTTCTTCACATGGCTTCACGTCACCGGTCGTCTTCCGGTCAATCCGGCCAAGGCGCTGCCGAGTGTGCGAAGACCTCACGCTCACCCACGGCCTTGCCCCGACAAGGTGATTCTTTCGGCCCTGAATCGCGCGAACGACAAGGAACGTATCATGATTCGGCTTGCGGCCGAAGCGGGGCTTAGACGCTCGGAGATAGCAGCCGTGAACAGTCGGGATGTCATGCACGATCTGGTCGGCCGGTCGCTGATTGTTCGAGGCAAAGGCGACAAACAGCGCATAGTGCCGATTGCGGATGACTTGGCGGACACGATCACCGCCGCTGATGGCTACGTGTTTCCCGGCCGATGGTCGGGACATTGCGAGGCGTCGTATATCGGCAGGCACATTACGCGCCTGCTTGGCGATGGTTGGACGCCGCACAGTCTGCGGCACCGGTACGCGACTGCCACCTACGAGGCGACGAACGACTTGTATCTTGTCTCGAAGCTGTTGGGGCATGAATCGGTCGAGACCACGCAACGCTATGTGGCGATGCCTAATCGCAGACTTCGCGCCGGCATGTCCGCCGTCGCCTTGCAAGCCTGACGGGGACAGCCCCCACATGGCGTGGGGGCTGTCTGTTATTCGGCGTGTTTGGCGCGCGACTGCTGCGTGATGGGGTTGTCTTTCCACCATGCCCATAGCGCCGCACCGACGTTCCAGAGCAGCGCGATCAATTGGTTTATGGTGTCGTCTGCGATGGGGATGGTGTCAACGCCGAACATGACAAGGGCGGCGTTGATGAGGCCAAGCAGCAGGATTGCGAAGCGGGCGATGGTGGCCGCGCTGATCTGGGGCACGTTGGTTTCCTCGGTCATAATCAGCCTTCCTTGCTGGTGGCGGTCACGTTGATTTCGAGCGCGTCGAGTTTCTTCGTCACGGCGTCTTCCACGATTTTCGCCACGTCGGCGGGGTTGCTGCCGAGCGCCTTGGACAGCGCCTCGATCGCCGCCGCCTGCGCGGTGACGGTGGCCGCCAGTTCGCGCACGCGCTTGTCGATGAAGCACACGCGCGTGTAGATGTCGCCGCTGCTGCCGTCCTTGGTGCCGCCGTCGTCGGTGCGGGTCAGGATTCGGTAGAGCGCCGCCGTGTCGTGATGCACCCAACTGAGGCGCACCCATGCGGGCAGGTTGTTCTTGCCGCTGGTGGCGTCCTCGCCAAGTCCGTAGTTCCAAACGTCTCCGGCGCTGGTCATGTTGTCCTCGCTTCCCCCCATGAATCTCAAGTAGCAGTTCCACGGGTAGTTGTAGTAGTTTCTGACGTTGGTCTCACGGCCGGTCTGGTCGCCGCCCACGCCGCTGATTGTGTTGTTCTCGCTGATACTCGCCTGCGCGAGTTTGCCGCCGCCGAGATAGACGGCGACATGGTGGTAGTCGTTAAGCAGGATGTCGCCGGGGTGCGGGTTGCCGTCCACGGGCATCCGTCGCCAGCCCCTCGCGGTGAGGTTGGCGGACATGTTGCCGGTGTAGCTTGCTGAGCCGGTGTCGAATCCGGCTTCGCGCAGGCAGTGAATCACCAGACTGGAACAGTCGCAGTTGCCGCCCGGTCGGATGTTCCACCGGTCGGTCTGCGAATATCCCAAGCTGACGGATACGCACCAGTAGCGCATTCGCTCTATGAGCGTGTTCAGGCTAGCCATTCATGTGTTTCCTTTCTCGTTAGTCGCGGTGGTCGAATAAATCTGCCGGTGGTTCCGGTGGCGGCGGGCCGAATCCCCTGTAGATGTGGTCCACCAGAGCGCGGTTCCATTGCCATAGGCGTTGGTTGTCGGCCTGCATTTCCTGTGCGAGGCGGTAGGCTTCCAGCTTGTTCTTGGCGGCGGTGAACAGGTTGGCGACTATCACGCCGCCCACGGTGCCGCCCATTCCCACGATGGCGACGATCACGGCTTCGCTCATACGAGGCTCATTTTCCGGGTGCCGTACACCTGCGTGATGGTGATGAAGTCGCCCATTGTGGCGTTGTTGCTTCCGGTCACGTTGGCTTCGCCGGTCTGATATTCTCCGTCTGCGCTTCGGCGGTATGTGTTCACGGTTTTTCCGTCGATCTTGTAGCAGCGTGACTTCAGGTACATGTAGGCTGTGCCGATGTAGAACGATGTGGTGAGGGACACGATCTTGCCGTTGGGGTTGGCGACGTCCATCGAGCCATACACGCCGTCGTTGCTTTTGAAGCAGATGGTGATCTTTTCGAAGTTCGAGGCCGTTTCGGACAGCGTGATAGCGCCTTGGAACACGTTGGCGTCGTTGTCGTACAGGGTCACGTAATTGGCTCTGATGTTCGACAACAGGGTTTCCAGCGAGGCGACGCGCGCGGTGAGGCCGTCTTGGTCGCCGCCGTCGTAGTCGAACTTGGACAACACGCCTTCTATGCCTTCGGCCTGCTGTTGCAGGATGTCGGGCAGGTTCTTTATCGGTTCGTTGTCTTCCGGGTAGGGAAGTCGGTATTTCGGCGTGGTGCTAACGGTCATGCCGGTTCATCTCCCGTCTTTGTCACATAGCGCAAAGCGCCCAGTTTCCAATTGCAGTCCGCGAACGTCGCGGCGCTCTTCAATGCCTTCATGTCGGCGCAGGTGGGCGCGCCGGTCGCGGTGGACACGGCGGGGAACAACTTCACCTTGTGCGTCCAGTGGCTTTTCCGGCCGGTCACGTCGTAGGTGAGGGTGCCGCCGATGTACGCCCACGCGCCGTGCGTGGCGGGCGCACGCCGCTCGAACCGGCTGCCTATGAACGTGACGACGCGCGCGTGGCAGTACATGAAGAGCTGCGAGAGCTTGTCGCCCCTGAACGTGACCTCGGGCAGGCGGATACGCCGGTTGCTTTCGCGCACCGTGTTGATCGCCAGCGTCTTGTCAACGCCTGAGAACTGACTATCCGCGTTGCTGTCGTAGGCGGTCCAGTCCACGTCAATGCTCAAGCAGGCTTCGCCGTTGCGCGTGGCCTGTTCGATCTGCGCCAGACTGCTGCCGTCCTGATTGAACTCATACGTCTTGTAACCGTCCGACGCCGCGCCGCGATGGTAGAACTTCGCCTCAAGCTGCGTGTAATAGTCGTCCGCCGCGCTGAGCGTGGGGTCTTGGTCGATGATGACGCGCATGGCGTCCGGGTACCGGCTGTCAAGAGTGATGTCGGTATTGTCGTCGCCTGCGCGGATGCGCGGCCCGGTCAATACCGTTTCCAACGTCCAGCGAAGATACAGGGCCTCGAAGGCGGGTATCTGCTCCGTGTCCGAGTTCTGGTAGCCGATGTAGAAGACGCGATCGACCTCGAACTGGTATTTGTTGTTGGCTTTGCGGGTCTTCAGCCGGTCGGCCCAGTCGATGAAGCTCTTGCGGTCGGCGGCGGGGAACGGCGCGGCGAACGTGCTGTAGGGCATCCAGTTGGAATTGATGCCGTCGAACTTGAGCCATTGTTTAATGGTCGCGGCGGTGGTGCCCTGCATCCACCATTGCCATCCCTTCGCCATGTTCGCGTCGGTGCCGGTGGTCGGCCCCTTTCGGCAGTCGGTCTTCAGAATGTACAGACGGTCAGAGGCGGTCACGCTCAAACGGTTCTTGCCGTGGTCGTTGTCCAAGATTTGCACGTCGGTCACGTAGCCGTCGAACAGGCAGAAGTTCAACGCGGTGTAATCCTCGTTCTGCCAGTCGGGCGTGACGGTGATTCGGTGGCCCATGAGCAGGTCGGCGCTTTTGCTGAACCGGTCGCCTTGGTCCAGCAGCGTGATCTTGAGCACGTTGGGCGTGGTCGCGTCCCACGGTTTCGACACGCCCCATTCGATCGTGAACGGCGAGAGCGCCACGAGGTCGGCCGTGCCGTCCGACTGGAACGGCAGCACCGCCAAGTCGAGGTAGACGCGGCACGTTTCGGGCAGACGGCTTGCACCGCTCATAGTCCTAGGTCCTTTCCGCGCACGCGCGCCCACCGGTCGAGGCTGTTGACGATCTGACCGGCCACCGCGTCGTTGTCGAGGTTGCCGTGTGCGTCCACGCTGATGTTCACGTTCACCGTCGCGGGGCGCTGCGCGTCCGAACGGTTGGCGGGTGCCGTGAGCACCGCGCGGGCGAGGTTCGGGGCCGCGTAGGTGGTCGCCGTGGGCGTGATGACGCGCGCCGGCGTGTAGGCCATCACCTGCATTGCTGCCGGGGCGACGCTGTAGCTTTGCGCGCTCAGGCCGCTTGCGGCGCTTTTCGCGCCGGTTATCTTGCCCCACAGGTCGCTTACCCAGCCGAACGCGCCCTTGATGGCTCCCACGATGCTGTCGAACACGCCCAACACCTTGTCCTTGAGACCGGTGAAGAAACCGATAACACGGTTGATCGCGTCCTGTGCGGGGCCGGGCAAGGCGTTGAACATCTGTTGACCGGCCTGCTTCATGCCGTCGAAGTTCAGGGTGAACACGCTCAAGAGCAGCTTGAAATAGCCGCCGAGGAAGTCGGCGACAGGCTGGAACGCTCGACCGATCGCGTTCCAAGTGTCGATGCCCCACTGTTTGAGGCTTGCGCCGATACCGCCCAGCCATCCAATGAAGGCGTTCCACTTGTCCGCTATCCACTGCGCGGCGGCGGCTCCCGCCTGCTTCACCGCGTCCCAGTTCATCACCAACAGGGCGACGACGGCCACGACGGCGAGTATGACGGCGATGATCGGCAGGAAGGCGAGGTTGAGGGAGCCTTGGGCGATGGCGACGATGCCGGCCACGGTGCTGTAGGCCGTCATTGCGGCGTTCAGCACGACGATGATGGCCGCCACCGCGCCGATGACGCCGATAAGCGGCACCAGCCAAGAACTGTTGTTCTGCACCCAAGTGCCGAACTCGGCGAGTTTCTGCGCGGCGGCCGTGACGGCGGGTAGCAGGGCTTCGCCCAACGCGGCCTTGGCGTTTTCAAACGCCGCTGCCATGCGCTGCTGCTGGCCCTGCGCCGTGTCCGACTCTTTGGCGAAGTTGCCCACGGCCTTGCCGCTCTGCGCGGTGATGGCCGCAAGAGTGGCCTGCATTTTGGCGTTGCGGTCACCGCTTTTGTACAGGTCGCCGAGTCCCATAGAGGCGGCCTGAGCCTGCAACGTGGCGTCGTTCAGGCTGATGCCGTATTTCTCGATCGGGTCCATCTCGCCCTTTAACGCCGAAGAGAGGGCGTCCACGGCGTCAGCGGTGCTGCCGCCGAACATCGAGGACAGGTCCGCGCCGAGGCCGATGAGCTCGTTGGTCTTGGTCGCCGATTCGTCCACCGACATGCCGAAGTTCTGTAGCTGGCTGCCGACCAAGGTGGCGAACTCGTTGTACTCGTTCTTGCTGAGACCGACCGCCTGCGCGGCGGCGTCCGACCATGCCAGCATCTTGGACGCGCTGGAACCGAACACGGTTTCCACGCCGCCCACGGACTGCTGTAGGTCTCCCGCGCTTTTCACGCACACGGCCGCGCCGGCACCGATGGCACCCAAGGCCGCGCCGGCCGCGACTGACGCCTTGCCCACCTTGTCCTTGAAGGACATCGAGGCGCGTTCGGCCTTGTCCATCGCGGCCACGGCCTGCGTGGCGTCGCCGATGATGCGGATTGCCAGAATGGCCGATTTCATGCGATCACCTCACTTTCGCCTTGCGTCTTGCCTGTTCGGTCTCTTCCGCCTCTTCCTCAAGCAGGCGGGTGCATGTTCCCCAGTCCGCTTCGTCCGGCACCTGTTCCCGCCGCCATTGCCACGGGGTGCCGCCGAAGCGGGCCGCAAGGATGCAACTCAGTTCGCCGAGGCTTCCGCCGTCCCACTGTTCAAAAAATCCGGCGCGTCCGATTCGGCCACGGTGTCGCCGCCGTAGGTTTCCACGGTCTCGGTGTCGGCGGTCTTGATGTCCTCGACCTGCACGACGGAACGCACCCATGTGTCGAAGGGCGCGTTGAGCTTGCCTTCTGCACGGAGCTTCGCGTATGCCTGATAGGCGGCGAAGGTCACGGGTTCGTCCTGCACGGTGCCAAGATGGTTGTTCTTGAGGTAGCGGGTGGCCATGATCTGCTCGAACATGGTCACGGTGATTTCCTCGGTGCGGCCGTCCACGTAGGTGATTCGGGTGGTCTTCATGCTGCTCATTTGCTTGTGTCTCCTGTGGTGATTCGGTTGATGATTTTCTGTACCGCGTCCGCGTAGAGCTTCGTCCATTGCGGTTCGGTGTTCTTCGCGGCGCGGTTGGCGAACATGGTGGGCTTGATGTTGTGCTTGGGCCATCCGTAGTTGATCGGCCCGGCGTAGGGCACTCGTTTCGAGCCGACGCGCACGACGCCGGCCTTCTGCGTGGCACCGGCGCGCACGGACGCGGCCAGTTTGCCCGACCGGTGCGGGGCTAGGCTTTTGGCTTCGGGGACCACGATCTGCGCCGCGTCCTTGTTGACTTGGCGCAGGTCCTTTAGGTCGGCTCCGGCCTGTTTCAGGCCGCGCGCCAGTTCCCTAGCGCCCTTGAGCTGGATGGAGCCGTTGCCGCCGGCCGCGATGTCGGCCACGGTCAGGCACCGGCCTTGTAGTCGGTGGCGGCCACGTCGAGCGCGACGAACGAAAAGTCGTTGCTGTTCTTGGCTTTCACGTCGCCGCCGAACTGGATGGACGCCACCACGACGTGGCCGGTGAGCTTCACGGTGCCCTTGGTGTTGGGCACCCATTCGAACGGCAGAGTCTCGCCGCTGTGGTTGAGACACCACACCTGTAGGCCGTCCATCGAGAAGTCTTCCTTGATGGTGCCGGTCAGCGCCCATGTCTCGGTCTGGGTGCCGCCTTCGGTGTGGCCGTCGAGGAAGTTGTCGTTGTCCTCGGTGTCCGTGCTCGGTTCAAGGGCCGTGTTGGTCACGTCCGCGCTGAAGTCGCGCGCTGTGTTGCTCGCGCCTATTTTCAGGCTGCCGGGGCCTAGGGTTCGTACTGCCATGATTTATCCTTCCGTTAGTTCCAGTGGGTTGAGGGTGATGGTGTAGGCCGCGAGGTCGCCCACGCCCGCGAGGCTGAAGGTGGCGGGTGTCGCGGTCTTCATGTTCAGGTGCCGGGCGTGCAGGCGTTCGATCGCGTCGGTGAGCAAGTCGAGCGTGGCGGTCTGGGTCGCCATCGTGCCGGCTATGAGGTTGACGGTCCACACGGGGGTGAGGAACTGCCAGCCCTCGAAGTCGATTTTTGGCGGGTCGATCAGCACCGCGATCTTGCCGGGCAATGGTCGGGCTGCCGGCGCGTCGATGGTGACGACGGTGGCGAGGTCGCCGAGCATGTCGGTCAGCGTCTCCATGAGCGCTTCGCGCTCTTGCAGCACTTGCGAGGTCATGCGATCACCAGTCCCCCGGTGGGCACGCCCGCCGCGTTGAGTTTCGGCCATACGCTGCGCAGCGGGTCGGTGGAGACACGGTAGGGTTCCACGGTGCCGTCCCCCACGTTCATCACGCCAAGGCGCGCGTCGCGCGAGTTGTAGAGGTCGGCGGCGCATGAGGTCACGCAATCAGCGAACACGGTTTCCGGCACCGTATAGGTGCCCATTGCGCCCTGCACGTAGCCGATGGCGGCGACGGTGACGCGCTGCACGCGGTCGTCGTCGCCGGTCGGGATGCCGATTTCGTCACGCACGGCCTTTTCGTAGGCCGTCCATTCGGTCGCCATGATGGCCTACCGGTCAGGCACCGTGGTTCGCGGCCGTGGCGAACTTGACGGGGATGAGGCCGAGCGGCTGCGTGGCGGCCACGGCCATGTAGCCGTAGACGCTGTAATTCTCGGTGAGCTTGGTCGGGTCGCCGTCGCTGAGCTGGGTCGGGCCGCCGCTCTCCCACACCGTCACCGATTCGGGGTCGATGAAGCAGGCGGTGCCGGTCGGGGCCTTGGGGAGCATCTGCACGGGTACGCGCAGGAACTTGCCGGCGATGCCGGTCAGGTCGAAGTCGCCGAGCGTGTCCGAGCCGTCGCCCGACAGGTCGAAGAAGCGTGAGCCGGTGTCCTTGAGCTTGATGAGCGCGGCCATGACGTCCTTGCTGACGCCGAGGCGGGTAAGGGAGACGTTGCGGTCGTCGGCAAGTTCGGCCGCGTCCATAATCAGCCCGGCCCACTGGTCAATGGTCATGGCGTCCAGTGAGGCGGGCGCGTCGATCTTGTTCGCGTCCTTCGCGGCGTCGCGCTGCGCGGCGATGGTGTCGTAGAGGAACGTTCGCACGGCGGTTTCAGTGGCCTTGGCGTAGGCGTTGCGCAGGGCGGCAAGGGCCGTGTTGAGCATGGGCGTGGTCGAGCGTTCGATGGTCTGGCGCGACAAGGTGGTGTAGCCGCCATAGGTGTCGATGTTGGCGGACTTGGTGCCGAACGTGACCTTGCCGAACGGCAGCGCGCCGCCTTCGGTCGTCTGCTTGGACGCGGTGGTGGTGTCGGTGGCGACGACGTTGTATTCCATCGTCATGCCCTTGTCAGGCAGGGTGTCGTGGGTGAGCAGGTTGGTGACTTTGCGGCGCATTTCGATGAGTCGCAGGTCGTCGGCAATCCATGCCACCTTGTTGCCGGTGTCGCCGGTGGCGATCAGGTCGCGGCATTCGTGCATGAGCTGCACGGCCGCTTCGTCGCCGCGATAGAGCGCCTGAAGGTAGTCGCCGGCCGTGCGGAACTCGCCGCCGAGCGTCTTGGGCGCTTCGGTCGCGCCGGCCTTGGCGATCGCTGCCTTCATGCTTCGCTGTTCGTCCTTGATGCCGTTCAGCATCTCTTCAAGTTCCTTGTCCATACGGGTTTCCTCGCTTTCGGTTGTTGGTTGTTTTCCGGTTTCGGACATGTTTTCGTGGGGGTCAGTGCTGCGCTGCGAAGTGATCTTCGCGGCCTCGTATGCGGGCCACGACACCACCGACGTTTCGAGCAGTCGCACGCGCTTGCGGTGCGTGATGCCCTGCTTGTCCACTTCGTCCGTGATGGGGATGAAGCCGACAGAGAGGGAATCAAGAGCGCCGTCGCGCAGCAACGCCACCACGTCGCGGCCTCGCTGCGTGTCGCTGATTCGGGCGGTGATGTGCAGTCCGTCCGTCTGTGGTTCGGCGGCGGTGATGCGGCCGATCAGTTCGCCGTGCTGATAGCAGAGCTTCGCGTTATCCACGTCGTCGAACGTGCAATCGCGGTCGAAGGTCTCGGCACCGTCCCATGTGTCGATGATCTGGCCGAAGGGCACGGCAACGCCTTCCAGCGTGCGGCCGTCGCCGTCGTCGGCGGCGCGCAGGCACACGCCCTTCAATCCGATTTCATGCCTGTTCATTGATTCGCTCCTTCCGGTTGTGGTGCCGCGATCAGTGGCGGCAGCGCCTCGCGCGCCCGAACTTCGTTGACATCCATCCAGCCCGCTTCGATGGCGGTCTTGTAGGCGTTGAAACGGTCGGACATGTCGGCGCGGCGACTGGAATCCCAGTCGAACGCGGCCGTCCGGCCACGCGGCAGCAGGCGGTTGAACAGTTCCTCGATCTCGCCCGCATAGGCGGACAGGGTGTAGTCGGCGAACTCAATCCAGCTTTGTTCGATGTTGCTGTAAGTGAGGTTCGAGCCGTCAACCGAGGCAAGCATGATTGACGCGGGGATGCCGAGAAGGCGGGCGATCTGCGTGGTGTCGAACTTCTGAGTTTCGAGGAACTGCAAATCGGCGGGCTTGAGGTCGAGGGGAACGTACTTGAGCTTGTTTCCCAGCACCTTGATGTCGGCGGCGGTGCCGGTCGCCTTCCATGCTTCCTTCGCGTTCTTGGCGATGTCGGGCGTCACCTTGTCCTCGGTCTGAAGATAGCCCTTGATGTTGCTGCTGTCGGTGTAGAACTTGGCCTTGTAGTCGCGCGCCATCTGCGCGCCTTCCACTTCCTCGCGTGCCGCGCCGATGGGGCCTAGGCCGCGAAGACGGCCGGGAACGTTGAGGAACTTGCAATGCACGATCTGGTCGGCCGTGTAGTCGTGGCCGAGGTACGAGTAACGGAGCTTGGGGGCTGCCGGGTCGTCGCCGTCGTTGGACACGACCACCAGCGATGGCGGCAGCACCTCGCATGACACGATCTCGCCGCCGAAGCGCACTAGGCGGATGAAGGCGTTGCCGTCCAAGACCATGCTTGCCACCATGTCCGCGAGGAAGTCGCGGCGCGAACGGTTCACGTCGGGCTGGAGCACCAGCGACGACGTGGTGCCGAGCTTGAGACCGCCGCGCATTTCGTTGATCGGCAGGCCGGTTATCGCAGTCTGCAAGACCTGCACGCCTCGGAACACGGTGGACAGGCTCAGGGGGTCGCAGTTGCCGGTGCGTGCGGGCGGCTTGATGCCTTCCGGCATGTCGTCCGTGGCACCGCGCGTCAGCACGCGGCCCGCCATTCTCACGCGCTGCCATAGGCTCAAGTTGCTGTTCATGCGGCCAAGTATGCGGGGGTCGTGCGGTGACAGTCCAGCATCGTGCCGCCAAGTGCCGCCAACCGCCGCCAAGTACCGCCAACCGCCGCCAAGTACCGTCGTCAGAAGATTTGCAATGGGCCGGTCTCTTCGGGGCGGTGGGCCGCGCCCCATGCGGCCAACATGCAGCTTTCGAGCGGTGACGTGAGGCCGGTGGAGCCGCGCCGGCTCACGCGCCATGCGTCGCCCGCCCATTTGCGCGCCGAGTTGGCCGCGCTGGCGTCCAAGTCGGGGTCTGTGGCGTGCCATATCGCCTTGTTGGTCAATCCCGATACGTAGCTTTGCCCGGTGGTCAGGTAGTCGGCGGCTTCCATGTCCACGAACGTTATGGCGGGGTCGCCGTCGTTGTCGGTCAGGTGGTGCAGCCGGTCGGACAGGTCGGCGGCGGTGCCACGGTTGTCGATCACCACGGGCGCGCCGTAGGTGGCGCATAGGCGGGTGATTTCAGCGGGCGCGTAGCCGGTGCCGTCCAAGATTTTGAGCAGTTGCGTGGTTATGGTGCCGTCGCTGTTGCAGATGCCGGCCGAGATGCTGGTGTGTGTGCTGTCAACGTCCACGGCCACGCCGAACACGACGGGCCTGTTGTCGAGGTCGGCGGGGCCGACCGGCGCGACGGCGGTGGTGGCCCATGTGGTTTCGTCAATCACACGGTCGGTGATGCCTTCGTCTCGCCGGTTGCCGAAGGCGCGCGCCCACCCGGCCGGGTTGCCCTTGAACTGTTCCCTGAAGTCGGTGAGCTGCGATCTGTTCCACAGCAGGCCGGCCGCTGGATGATAGCGCATGACGGCTTCGAGGTCTTCGGGGTCTTCGTCGGCGGGCAGGCCGAAGTCGAACCAGCAGGTGCGCCGCGATTGTTCGCCCGCACGGCATTCGTCAAGTTTCTTGTTGAAGAACGTCGATTCGGCCGTGCCTTCGGTCGAGGTTATCCA